TATTTGCGCCATTCGTTTTAATTGCCCAAACATCAGTAGTGCCTTCCTTCCAAAGCAAGTCACCCGTGCTGTTATTGCATTGAATTTGAACGTGGCCGCTGCTGTCGATACGCATACGTTCTGTGTTGGTAGTGCCAAAAAGCACATCAACGCCTTGCTCATGCCACACACGCCCGTTTCGGTCAGTGTCTTGCGAGACATAAAATCCATTGGCTGTAGTGCTATCGTTGGACCATTTTATTTTCTGCTCTGGGTACGGTGATGACGCTGCTTCCTCTAGAAACAGGAAATCTCCGTTATCAACATTCGTGTCGCCCGTGCCATTCGGGTCGAGAGTGATGTCACCATTGTTTGCTGATGTTGTTATATCAAGACCATCTTGTCCTGAAATAATCATCTTGCTTGCGTCTGTAGCTATATGACCATGCTGACTGTTGCCTTTAAAAACTTGAACAACCTGATTGTGATTAGTGCCATCATTATGCACTTGCAGCACAGAGTTTGTGCCAGCTTGGTGCATCTCAAGTGGGCCAGCAGTAAGATTAAGAAGGTTCTCGCCAGTTGCATTATTATGCTCAAAGCTAAAATCGTTATCATCGCCAAAGCGTAACTCTTTGGTATCAGCAAAGGTTACGTTGCCAGCAAATGTGCCGCCAGCAGTCTTGCTCACCATGTCTGCAGTGGTGAATGACTTGTAGGCATAGATGTTCACAAGGTCATTGGTAGCTGCACCAGCAGCCAGCACGACAGATGTACCGTTAGTGGCTGTGTAGTCTGATGGGTCGAGGATGACGCCGTTCATCACCACCTGTAGATTGTCCACGGTATAGGACAGGGTTGCGCTGTTGTCGTCAGAACCGCTAAATGTCGTTTGCCCTGATGTGGCTGTGTACTCGTACAGGATCAGGCTGACATTGCCAGCAGATGTGGCGGCAATCCAGTTTGCGCCGTCGTAGACCCGCATCTCGTTTGCGGTGCTGTTGAAGTACAACGCACCGGCAACCAAAGCATCACCGTCATTATCGGTTGATGGGTTGCTGGAAAAACTGCCGAGATAGGTGTCATCGAAATTGTCGAAAGCAGACGCAGCAGATGCAGCACTAGCCGCCGCAGAAGTCTGACTAGCAGCCGCAGCCGTGGCAGATGATGCAGCATTCGTAGCAGATGTTGCTGCCTCTGATGCTTTTGTTGTGGCCGTAGACGCACTGGTTGCTGCATTAGTGGCGCTTGTAGCCGCCTCAGACGCCTTTGTGGTGGCTGTGGTGGCAGAGTTGCCGGCATTGGTTTCACTCGTCCCAGCAGCAGTCTCAGAGGCCGCAGCAGCAGTTTCACTTGCAGCAGCAGCAGTGGCCGATGTAGCCGCGTTAGTTGCGCTTGTAGACGCCTCTGATGCCTTAGTTGTAGCTGTACTTGCAGACGCCGTAGCAGATGTTGCCGAACTTGCAGCACTTGTGGCGCTGTTACCGGCATTGGTTTCGCTGGTTGCTGCATTTGTGGCAGATGTTGCAGCATTTGTTTCGCTCGTGCTTGCCGCAGACTCACTGTTTGCCGCCGCTGTCGCGCTAGAAGCTGCCGCCGTAGCCGACGCCGCTGCTGCTGTTGCACTTGTGGTGGCAGTCGCAGCATCCACAATCAGGTCATACTTGGCGCTGTTTGCATTAGTGGTCAGTGGCTGTGCGCCAGAACTTGTATGCGCAGCATTCACAATAAAGATGTTGTTTGTGCTGGTGTCCTTTACCAGATCACGCACCTCATACGCTGTTGATGCAGCCCAGTTGCCACGAAACGTACCAATCTCTTGTGTAACTTGGATCTCACCGCTGCTATCGAAAGCCAAAACCTTGTTTGCACGATCAGTTGCCCCAACAGTAAATTCTGTTGAAGTCATTGTATTTGTACGAGAAATCTTGATTGCGCGGTCTAGTTCTTCCTGCTGCTCTTGCGCAAGGAAGGTCAACTTATCAAGCGCATCCTCATGGGTGGCTGCTGGGAACGGATCGTTAGCCACATAGTCTGTGGTCTGTGTCTGCTCAGATGTACGGCGCAGCACTACAGTTTCACCGCTTGCCGGTATATTACCGCCGGTAAACACGACGTTACCGCCGTTAGTGTTGCCGACGTTTGTTACAGTGTAATGAGTGGTCTTGGTCTTGACCGTTTCTGTGCCAGTCGCGTCTGTACGAATAATGACCGTGATGTCGTCATCATCGAAGATCTTGAAGCCGTAAGCAAAGGTGTCGTTAGAACCATTGCCGGAATAGCTGTTCTTGGTGGTGGTGCTGCTAACGGTCATGTCTTTGCTCCTTAAGGTATTTATACCCTATTTTAACGCTATCGTACATACTGCGATGGTGGGAAGTAAAACTCTTGCCCTGTGTCTTTTTTCATACGACGTTCCATGCGCTTGAAATACCCTGGGTTTGCAAACTCTGTAAGTTCGTACATAAACAAATAATCTAAAGCCAACTTAGCGTAGAACAGGTTAGCGCCAGGTATGTTACGCATAGCAAGCCTTACAGTTTCTGCCGCAGCATCATCACCGCTTCTAAATTTGCCAAATATTTTTAACACATCCGCTGCTGTGCCAAATGACGGGCCAGCCAGTGTTTCTAATGGGCCTTGTCCATATCTGTTAAACTCGCCAAAAATAAAGTCTCCATAGATTCCAGCGCCGCCGCCTTGCGTAAACGCCTTAAACAACAAGTCTTTGTTTAGCGTATAATCGTCACTGAACACCTCCATAGGCTCTTTGCCTTTGAGGATGTCTTTAAGGGTGACTGACAGATAGCCCATCATGGTTGTGCCGACCATCATTTTGGCAATGCCATAATAACCAGACATTGCTTTCTGCCGCCCCAATCCTTTAGTCACATAAGTAATTGGAAAACCCTTTAGCTGCATAATCATGCGGATTGCTTCACCGGCCACCGTGCCACGCGGCAAGCCTTGGTTCATTATCGCACGCTCTCTGGCACCTGGCGTTGGAATTGCAACATCCGCGCTGTCTGAATAGTAAGCTGATATTTTAGTGCGCAAATCATCACGAAACTGCTGACGCATTTTGTCTGTTACGTCTAACTGGCCTGTGCGTTCAGCAATAAGCGGGTCGATCTTCTCTACAGGGATTTCATCAGCTATGTCAGGCACAAGATACTTACGGCCATCAGCAGCCTTCATGTCCATGCCGCGAAACAGCGACCACTCTGCCTCGTTAATGTTGTAAAGACTAAGTAATCTGCGGGTTTCAGCGGGTATTTTGCCGTATGGCTTACTTGAATAGTTGGCAAGATCCGCTGCTAACAAGCGTGCAACACCCACTTTCTGCGTGCTATTCCACCATTGCATGCCATTCAGCTTGAAATATAACTGATGCGCCTTTGATATCATGCCAGGGCCACTGTCATTTGCGCCAAATCGCGCATGAACGTCAGCCAACTCGTTCTCTACACCTACACTCAGTAGATACGCTAGCTCTTTTTGTTCTTCACTGTTGAACAGGCGAAATGTGTCACGCAAAGCCGTTGCATAAGAACCAAATATATTGCGTTCTGTATTTGCGTTGATGAATGAAGCCTTGGTAGCAATGTCTGAGAACGACGAAATGGTGGCAAAACCAAGTTTCGCCATCGACTGCACCATGCGGAAGCCAGCAGCTATACCGGCATAAGTAACGCTCGTATTGAGAATAGGTTGTGTAGCCCCCAATGCACGAGTTGTGCCGTCTAGTTCTGCAAATTGGTTTTTTAGCCGACCTTCTTTGATTGGCTTTGCAACGCCCTTTGGCCTAACTTCAGAAAGTATCTTTTCAAACATAGCTTTTGGATTTGTGCCAAAAGTCTCAAGCAAACCAATAGCTTGCGCGTCATGCGAAATGCCTTGATATACAGCCTCTGAAAGTTTCATGCGACTGTATTTGTTTGCGTAAGACAACGCAGACTTGCCGTCCTTAAAATGGATAATGCGTTGCGCACTAAGTCGTTTGGCAAGGTTCATTGGCCCCTTGAACTCTGGTTGCGCACCACCAACACCGCCTACGCCGTCAGCCTTCATGTGGTTTCCGCTGACAAGGTTGTCGTACATTGAGCCAAGAAACTCTATTTCTGTCATGTCGTCCGGCTTGTTAGCCAGTGTTTTTTCTATGTCCATGTTTTCGGACACAAAGGTTATCCACTCTTGCTTATCTTCCTCTGTGCCTTTGCCGCGAATCAACAGTGGGTCATGGTGCTGGCGCACAACATAATTTTCCAACTCACCAATGTTGGAGCCGTTGCGGTTTTTGCGGTCAAGAAGTCGCTTTTGTACTTTTTTGATAGCCTCTGCAATTTGTTGCGCTTCTTTGCTGCCGCTAGCGCCAAGGCCATCAAACATCTCTTGATAAATCTTTTCATCGAGTTCGTTAGAACGAAAGATATCCAGCAGATCATTACGCTTTAGTTCCGCTACCAACGCGCCGCTGTGATCAAGAAACACACTGCGTTGTTTGGCATCAACGCTATACAAGCCGCGCCGTGCGTCACCAACAAGTATGGCCGACAACGCTTTTCCTGGGTCATTAGGCTCCTGACGCAGTGCTGTCATAACAGTAGCGTATGCACGCGCATTGATTAGACGGTTACGTTTTTGTATTGCGGCTTCAATCCTAGCCCGTTGCGCTAGATCTTTTGCCTCTTGAATTAACTCGCCAAGTTCGCTGTCACCGTACACACCACCGCGACGGTCAATCTTGTCTTGCATAATTTTAAGGATGGAGTCGATCTCATCCTGGGCAACTGCAATGTCTTTGTCTTGGGCAATCTTGCGTAGCTCTGCCGCACAAACTTTAATGCTCATCCTACACCCCGCCCATTCCTATTTACACAGACTGCCGCTGTTCTGGCCGCTTCTTCCATGTAGTCTGTTGCACGACGCATAGCTTCATCAGCTATTCTAATATCCTCATCCATATCGGCAGGAATATCTATGTCAGCACGCAGCACTTCTATGTCTTGCTCAAGCAATGCAATCTCATCTACCGTTTCTTGAAACTCTTGAATAGACAGATCCATACCAGCTTGATCCATCTCATCTAGCTTTGGCTTTTGATCGGCATCTACACCAAGATTGTAGTTTTGTATTTGCGCCTCATTCTGAGCGTTCATAGATTCTTGCTGTGTAAGCGGCGCACCTTCTAGGGATTGTGGCTGCACATCACGCTGGTCAACGCCCACAGAAGCTGTTTGATTAAACTCAGCCAATTCTGCATCGGCAATGACACGATCTAACTCGTCATTTGTTAGGCCAGTAGGATCTATGCCGCGACGATCAAGAAAGTCTTGTATTCTTTGCGCCTCTTCAAACGCTGCAAGAGCGTCTTGATCAGCTTGCGAGTATTGCTTGTTACCAGACTTGTCTTCTCTTACGGCGTCAATCAAATCGTTGATGCCAACCTCATCCGGCACACCTTCAATCTCTGCCGGCAGAAAGCCGTCTTCTCTTGCTGCCGTCAGCATATCATCTACAGATCGCCCACCCTTGGCAGCGCTAACATAAAACTTACCAGCCTTCGCAGAGGGTATAACCTCTTTAAGATCAGCGGCACCTTGACTGTTGGGATCTATGCCACCCTTTGCCCTAATGTACTGTATGAGTGTTTTAGGCTCTTGTGCGCGTAAGATCTCTGGACGCGCTTTGCCCTTGCGACGTGGCTCTGGCACCTCTGTAGGCGCACGCAGCACAGTTTCTTCAACCATGTCGCCGGTTTCTGGGTCAAACCTACGCTCGACGCCAGTAACGGTACGATCTTTAGCTAAACGCTCGTTTGCCCTAGCGATAATATCAGCATCTGCCGCAGCCTCTTGCTGCTCTACCAGACGCCCTGCTGTGACCGGCTGATCTGTAACTGCCTGTGCTACTGCACGCGCCAACGCCTCTTGGCTAACTGCGCTTTTTTCTATCCTGTCTGATATCTTGCCAAAACCAACATGCAAGCCACCGCCAAGAATAGAGCCAAACGTAACATTTAAGAAGCTGTCCATCAGGCCATAATCGGCATCTTGCTCAAGATATGCTTGGCCTATAACAAGTGGCTCTACAACAACAGCGCCAACCGCGCCGTCAATCGCACCAGCCATTAATCTGCTGCCACTTTTGCCAAACCTAGCGGCCATTGTAGCCATACGCGCCTGGCCTACGGCTGGGATAAACGCTGATGCCACGTTGAGAGGGTCAAGCACAGAGCCAGCCAGCATTGTGCCAAACTGTGCTGCGCCTAGCCCAAACCCGCCGCGTGACCTGTTTAGGGTGAAGTTGAAACCAGCACGCCTGTCATGTCTTTCTGCAAACAGGTTTGCCAATCCTTCTGTAATGCCGTCTTCGCCAACCTCAATGCCTTCACGATAATATTGACTGTCACGATATTCATCAACAGACAGTGTGCGTCCGTTAGCACCTGGCCCAAGATACTGATCAAATGTACGGTTTAGTGCGCTTAGAGGGTTATAATACAGCGTTTCATTTAGCGTAGAACCAAGCACATCAAGGGTGCCAGCCTTCGATATATCAAAGTAACTATCAAAAGCATTTTGATCGTACTGCTGTTCTGGAACGTAAAAGTCTACCACTACTTAAACGCCTTCCGCATAATCTCATTCAGCTTGTCTACAGGCCTTGGGTACAGTTCATCCATTTCCTTAATGACAGGCAAAAGATCTGACATTTTGATAGTAACAAAAGCATCCTGTGGTAAAATTGCAGTAGGCCCAGGGTCAACCCTACGCTTGACCATATTGCCTGTTTGATCAACCAAGTAGACAGTTTTGTGATCTGATGATGTAACCCAATACGCTTGTGCTAAATCACCCTGATACTTTTCACGCGCCTGATCTGGAGTTAATTCAGCAGCCGGAGGTATGTCAGCAAAACCCGCAATCACACCTCTTGTTTGATCGTCGTCTACATAAAATTGCAGTATGTCACCAATCTGAGATGAAGAGCCTTCTAGTCCCTTTAGCATGCGGAACGACTTGCCATTCACTTCATCAAAGGCAAATTGGCTGTTTACTACTGTGTTCACCGCACGCTCTACAGCCTTAGTTAGATCTGTTTCTCCGGCGTTCATGTAATATGCCGCTGTGTTTTGGATCATTGTATTCATAGCAGTCACATGCAGCATTCGTGAGCCAGTAGCGCCGCGTGACACTATGCTATCAGCCGCGCCGCCAACTATGCTGCCAGAATACTCTGCGTTCTGAACCATGACCTCTTGCATGATTTCGTTGTAAGCAGAGGTGCCTATGGCTGATTTAAGTTCTTTTACTACACCTGGCTTATTAGCGGCTTCGATGTCAAACCCGCCAGCGTTGTTGGGGTTGGCTATGATCCATGTTTCAGCCAACGTCAGCACACCCTGATTCATTAAATTGCGCATTACGCGGCCTTCGTTTTCTACGCCAAACGACGTAATGAACGATATGCCAAGTTTAGACTTGTCATTGTAAGACAGGCTAGGATCTTTGAACTGTCCTTGGAAAGCATCAATTTGAGCGTCAGATGCGACACGAATGTCCACATCAGGAATACCCATTTTGCGTTGAAAATCAATTAGCTGTGACGTGGTGGCTGCTTCTAAGTTTTGATCTGCGCGATCATCTTGAATAAACTTAACAGGATCATTTGCAATCGCTGTTTGCCTTGCGTCAACCAGCGCCTCAAAATGCTTGCGCCTTGCTTCTGCAATTCGGATATCTTCCGGCGTATTAGTAGGATCATTTATTTCGTCTCGAATAGACCTTCTAACCGCTGTCAAGTCTGAAGGGCCGCCATACTTAATTGAAGAATAAAGAACGCCAGCTTGGCGCATACCATCCATTGTCTCATTAAACAAAGTGCGCTGCACTTCATTGTCAGTAAGTTGACTAATACGACCATCAACGCTTGCAATCATTGTCTGCGTGGTTTCGTCGAAAATGCCCCCTAGACTAATAGTCCTGATTTCTATAGCAGACATATCTGCTTTTATTTCCGCTGACAACTCAGCGTCCATAGTATCCAGACGACGATTGGCATCACCTGTAAGTAGGGCCGCTATGCTCCTGTCAGCACCTTCAAAGCGTCCCGTGAGTGTATCAGCCTCATCAATAAGCTGGTTCAGTTCATCACGATCCATGCCAGCGATGGTTGGAAAAATTTGGTTTACAAGATCGTTGTTGTTTTGTGCGGCCAGTGATTTCACATCTTGTTCAAACCTACTGGCGACTCTTGCAAGAAACTTATTGCCAGCACCATCATACTCAATCAGCACGTCATCCTCTGGATCGTCGCGCTTGATGTAGATCATCTGACTGCCTTCACTGGTCAACTGCGCTAAAGCACTTTCAGTTTCCTCTTTGGACAAGTTTGCAGTCAAAAGTGTGCCAATAATTTCATCTTGTTTTTCTGATTCTAATTGTGTGTCTCTGCTATCAATACTTGCAATCAAGGTTTTTCTGGTTGCCGAACTTAAAGTGTTGTCGCCGGATACGTTTGTGCGCTGCCTTTCAAGAGAGGCAAAGCTATCTGCATTTGCGATCCCATTGCCGTAAAACAGCCGCAAACTTTCTTGCTTAAAAGCATTCTTAGTTACGCCAAGGTTTTGTCCAGATAGCGCGGCATCATCAAAAATTGCCATCGCTTCAGATGCCAAGGCAGCGTATTCTTCATATGTAGACGCAGACGAAATCTGAGATTGAATAGTGGACAGCTTGCCAGACTTAGCCTCTGCGCCTTGTATATTTGATATACGAAAAGCAGACTTCTTCGCGTCAGCTACCTTGAAGTTCATTTGCTTGAGAACGCTGTCTTTGATAGCGGTTTTCTGCGAGTCAGTAATATCTAATGTGTCAATTTCTGTCAGGATCGGCGCTTGCACGCTAGATATTAAGCCAGATACAGCTTTATCTTGATCAGGCTCCTGGCTGTTTAGCGTGTATGTGTCTGATTGCTCATAGGCGCGTGTGGTGTACTGATTGCTAAGTGTCTTGGTTTGCTCGTTCTTACGCTGCATTTGGAAATCAAATTCCAACTTCTGCCGCGCATTCTCAAACTGCATAGCGTTCTTAGCGTACTCTGTGCCAGCCCTGCCAAGAGCCTCCGCAGCACGCACTGTGGCCTGTCCAGGCGCTTCAAAGGCACCTGTAGGGGCTTGGGGGCCAAGACGCCCTGTAGCGAGATCTACAGCGCTTCCACGGCCTTCTGCGTACAATGGTATTTTTGGCATCGCTAACTCGTTAATGTTTTCTGTCTGTATTGATCTTGCAGCGCAAAGAAGTCCTGCTGCTGACGCATGCCAGCCATAGAACTAGCGCCATTAAGAAGACTGACATATGAGGCCGTTCTAAACCCAGAAGCACGCGCATTCCCAGAGGCACGCAACATAGCTGCTGTTGCCATAGCGTTTGCTTGATCTATGTCACCGGCATACTGGATCTTCAGCGCATCACGCTCCATTGCAAAATAACTATCAGCCAACGCAAGATACGGACTGCCCGACATTTCAATGCCAGACTTAGCCGTTGCCACAGTCTGCTGCGCAGTCAGGCGATCATTAGACCGGCGTAAGTTGCTCTCTTGCTCAACTCGCGCACGCTGCAACAATACAAGCTCGTTTTCCTTAACCTTCGCGTTGTACTCTGCTGTTTGCTGTGCCGCACGCGCTGATGCCTGATTCCCCTTGAACCCAAGAAATGCGCTGGCTGCTGAAGCCCCTGCTGCGATTGTCATCGGATCCATTACATCACCCTTGCATAACGATAGTAATCTGAGCCATCAGGCCCGTATTTCCTCATTATACCCTCATTTTCAAAACCAAGCCATTCTGCGAATCTTTTAGCCTTTGTATCCTTAACTGAGATACTGGCTTGGATACGCTGATACTTATGCTCTTCTTGCATGTGATCGAACATATGCACCGTATGACGTGCCACTGTCTTAGGCTTGTCAAAGGCCTCACGCCCAAGAAGCAACCACGCCTCTCCTACGTTTTCCCATATGTTGTGTACACCGCCTATGCCAAGCACAACATCTTCCTCAAACAATGTGTAACCGTTGATATCTTTATGCTCAACAAGCGCTTGCCGTCCATCATCTGACAACTCAAACATCAGCTTAATATGTCTAATGTGATCTCTTGAGAATGGACGGAACTTAAGCATCAAACGTATTAGACCTTCTCATAATCGCCAGTATTGTCATTGGCAGTGGCTGTGACTGCTGCACAACTACCCGTGCATCATTGTCATAGCCTGATGGGAATGAAATCTCTTTGTCGCCTGTAAACATAGGCACCGCCGTGTCCATAGACATGCTGCTATCACGAAACGGTATTCGGTCAAGATTGACGGTGTCAGGGCCAACCTCTGCGCCGACGCTGTTGAGGAAACGTGCAGTAACACCGTGGATGCGCTTGATTTTGCCCTGCGAAATACCATCATCCGCGCCACCTTCTAGTCGCAAAGTTTCCACTAGAGAGTTGTAGCTGTACCCGATATGCACCTTACCAGCACTGCGATCTAGCGTGACTTTGCCATTCGTTACTGTTTTGTCAGCGTGCGCAGACCCATCAGCAAGGATCTGTACAGTCTCACCTTCAAGATGATTAAGACTGGTTATAGATGTGGTATCAGATCCTGCGTATGTTAAGCCGCTATCAACAAAGAACGCATCCTCGATATCAGAGCCAAAGTCGATAGGCTTCAAATAGCAGATATGGCGCACAGTCGCGCTATTGATAGTGCGCTTTACAGATACATATACCTGATCTTCTGTGCCACTAGGAATGGCGGTAATGCTTTCTACTACCCCGCTATCACCCAGTGGGTGCTGATGCCAGCCCACCGCACCATTAGCACGGTCATATGTAAGCCCTATTAAGGTACCATTCGCATGCACGAACCACAAAATGAGTTCTGGCTCCTGCTGCCAAACCATATCTGTGAGGCCACCACTGGCTACATGCTCTGCCAAAATCGTTAAATCCACGCCCAACAGGCCGTCAGTATCAAGGTCAAAAGTGATTTCTTTGACACGCTCCCCGCCCTTTTGGATCAGGATAGTGCTGTTTCCAGCACGCACAGGACGGATACTAGATGAACCGAAAGTAGTTTCCCGCAGAACATTTACGTTGGTTGGCGTTACAGGCTCTGAACCTGTGCCGCCCGACAAGGTAAACTCTGAACTTGTGGTCAAGATTTGTAGGAATCTGGCTGGCAATAAATGATTGATAACATTAACTTTGTCCGACGCAATCGTAATATTGATTGCATCATCATCGTTTGTGCCAGGTGTGTGGTTTTCAAAATCTGCACTAACAGAACCAAAGATACTTTGTGGCCGCGCACTTGTGCCGGCAAAGTATAGACGTTCTTCATAAAACGCTATGGCACGCGGGAAACCTTGATCGCCGCCAAACGCACCCAGAGACCACTTGGTCGTAGTGTTGCTAGATCCTACAGTGTTGTGCGGCAAAACGGATATACCGCCATCGTCTTCTTTAACTGTGGCCGTGACGTTCCTAGCATCTGTGAATGCTGTTATCTCTGCGTGTCCAGTGTCGTCGTGCCTGTATTCCCAAACAAGCGAACCATAGGTTTCTTGCCCTGATGTATGAACAGGCGGGGTGTTGCCAGATGTTTGAGTAGAGCCAGTTACATGCTTGTAGACATGCCCATTAAAACGCACAAACACATTGTTAGCGTAGCTTGTGCTGGCTTGCCACTCATCATACTCAATTTCTAAGACCTCACGAAACCTGACTAACCGTCCAATATCAGCGCTTGTAAACAAGTCAGCAGAAGCTGTGATTGTTACGCTGCCTGTGTCAGCACTCGCATAAAGAGTTGTCGCGGTCTTGTTCTCATCTAAATATGGGCCATCAATAAAGTCTATATCAGTAAGCGTCCAAGATGTATGGCTTGTGCGTGTTAGTTTTGCTGGCTCATGACTTTTGTGAGCAAGGAACAAAACGTCTGCTGACTGCGCATGATTGATCTCAAAAATCTCTGTAACACTATATGTAGTAGTAATTTCTACAATCTTACCCGCAGCACCAGCGCTGCTATAAGTGTCAAAGCCTGTGCTGTTAATACCAGACAACTCAAAGGTGTTTGTTGTTTGGTTTGCTACTGTAAACTCACGGTTGTTTAGCTGCGTCATACCGACGACGCCCGTGATATAAACTCGATCTCCGTTACTAAAGCCATGCGATGATGCTGTAACAACAGCAGGGTTTGCCTTTGTTACGGCTGTAATCGTCTTGGTGGCTTCTGTAACTATACCGCCATCTTTGAACACACGAATGTAATTAGCGCCAAACTCAAGCACATACGCTTGCTCATCACTAAACTCAAAGTTCATCAAACGTACTTTGCCGCCATCCTTCGATGTTCCGGCATAATACGAACCAGGGCGGCGTGTAATGCCACCCTGTGGGAAACTCACCATGTTGGTTAGTTCTTTTGCCGCCTCATTGTACTTCTGTAGATCTATGCGACCTTCAAGACGGGGCGAAAACTCTCCGGCGCGGAAGTTCGTTATAATAGTGGAAACACGCGCCATATTAGTACCTGACGTTTAAGAAATCATCTGCCTGTATTTGGTCTGGGTAGCCTTCCATAGCATCCATAGTACGTGCTTCCTTCAAACGTGACTCATACAGCGCTAGGATGCCTTGTGAGAGGTTGTTGCTGCCAGTAATGGCATATGCAGTCTCTCCGGCAAGACGGTGCGCTATGGCGCTTGAAAGCAGCGTATCAAACTGCTCAGAGTCAGTTAGGCGTGCAATGTATGTAATCTTGCATGTGCTTTCGTTAGTCAGAACCTTCCGGCCCTCAACCTTGAACATCACATTGCTGTCGTATGCAGCCAACTCATTATCAACATTACTGTTCCAAAATGACAAAACCCGCAGACAATATGGATCTGTGGGAAGCGTAAACTGGCTATCAAAACCAAAGGCCGGCGCGTCAGTATCTTTTGCCAGCGTTTTGCGTGTAATTGCACAGTTCCAAGGATGCGCACGCAAGACATGATCTCTTACAGTCTCGTAGCGTCTGTTACACAACCGCGCTTCTTTGGAGTTTTCAGTGAGCGATGTAATGGTTGCTGCACCAAGCAAATCCATAGCTTCGTTACAAATATCAACGACTGATGGCATCACACACCTCTTAATGAAAAGAAGGGGCGGCGTACCGCCCCCTCAATGTTAGTTCACAACGTAGTGGATGATGAACGACATATCGCCAGCCGTTCCACCAGTTGCATTGAACGTGGCTGCTACATAGTAGTAACCGCCAGCGTCTGCACTTGCACCGGCATCCTGCCAAAGCTGCTGACCAATAGTATTAATATCGGCAGCTTCAGTGCGGACATCAGCAACGGCTGTCGTGCCATCAGCAACAGAAGTGGCATATAGATCTTCATCTACAACCGTTCCGTCAGCCTGATACAGACCTACGTTGAATGTGCAGCTACCGCCAAGACCATCTGCTGCAACTTGCAGCGCAGTGATGGATGCGTTGGACGGAATAGGTGCCAGCATAACAATGTCATTGTCGGTGCTGTCACCCGCTGCCAGTGCGATTGAACCCTGTGCAACACGCAGAACACCATGCAACTCGTGAGAGTCACTGAAGACCTGTGGTGAAGCTTCAAAGTTAGCTACAAGAGTCGAGTTTTTAGTAGTCATGATTCATCTCTCCTCTTAGTCTGGGGTTTCGTCACAGAAGATCTGAACAACTTTGTCTTCTTCCATGCGCACCGATCCGATGCTCATGCAGTAGTAGACCTGAGTTGCGTAACCCTTGTCGGCGCGTTCATCAATGCGTGCGCTGATGTCCTTGCCAATACCAAGAGTCAGACCGTCTTCTGCCCAAGCGAAACACTTACGAATGTCGTTAGCGTCCACGGACAGACGGTTGGACATGATGAAGCGGAAGCCCATAAAGGTATCCAGTTCACCCTGCACGAGAGCCTTCACAGTGTTGAAGTCGCTGCTGGTGACCGTTGTGTCGCCAAGAAGGTCTTCAATCTGCTTTGGGCCTACTGCAATGTAGCGCGGGATAGACGGGTCAACGTCGTTGAGGTCCATCTTACGCTTTGCTTCACGCAGCTTGGCAAGTGTCAGACCATCGTTAGACGATGCAGATCCGACAGAGTTTGCTGTTGCGTCAAGCGATGCACTGCCAGAACCGGTCTCTCCGGTGCTTGCCGCGCCTACTGCTGCTGCGATGATCACATCATCCATTGCCCGACCCATAGCTGCTGCTGCGGCGCGTGCGTAAGAAGATGTTGGATCAATAAGCATGCGTACCTTGTCCTGATCATCAATCAGGTCTGCATACTCATAATCAGCAAGAGACAGACGACGGCGGTCATGCGGCGTGTCCATCTGTGGTGTATCGGAATGGCGGCTGGTGCGCAGGGCAGCAGTTGCTGAACCGATTTGGTCGATAAAGGCATTTTTGCCAACGATATTCTAAGTGCGTACCGCATCACGCAGACGGGAACCCATCTGCTGTGAAAGCATCTGCACGTTAGCAGAATACTGTTGTACAAATGCCGTAGTGACTTGAGTAGACATTGGTCTACCTCCTAACTACAGTTTACATTTACACAAATTGCGGTGTGCTACCCTTACGGACACTCCTGGCCTTTTTGGCCGGCGTCGGGCCTCCGTCTTTCCGGCTGTCATCAGGACGGCTTTCACCGCTACCCTGCGTCACCCATTGGTAGTAACTTTCTGCCAAATGGGATGGGTTCATGATATCACGTTGTGTGCCAAACTCAATCGCAATTCTAAGGCACTCTAATCTCAGTTCAATTTGTTCTTCATTAGTCATGGATCATACCCATTAACTCTTGAACACGCTGCACCGCTGATTGCCTTGCTGTGACGTTCTTGCTGTCCCAGTAGGCGTGGCTTTTATCACCCAGGATAGAATCAATCTCAGCCTGTGCTTGCTTCGGTGTAAGAGAGAAGTTACCGGCAGCCTCACCAATTGTATCTTCGCTTGTCACTGTGGTTTTAAAATCTGCCATAGCTGCAAAGGCTTTGATGAATGCAGGGTGATTACCAACCAGTGTGCCATCAGATAACTGCATGTTTAGTATTTCATCACCCGCAAACTCTTTAGCTGCACCAGATGCTGCGTTTATCTTTTGATCGTAGGTCTTGCCCCACTCACGACGCAACTCAGCCTCAGTGCTTTCAGCTTGCTCTGCTGCTATCTGCTGCATTTGTTCCGCAGAGTTAGATACTGTT